GTCGTAATCCATCCCTATCTAAGCGATGAAAACAAATAAATTTTTTTTTTTTTTTAATATCAAACAATTTTGTAACCTTAACTGCCGCGTAATATACGTACCACGTGTCGCTCTTGTCAAGTCTTTTCTTTGTATTTTTAAGTATGTAATCAGAGTGTGTTTTGTAACCACATACAAAGACTTCTTCATCACAATATATATGCGTACACTCTTCTAGTATTTGGTCAGCATCATTTCCGTAGTAGTTAAAAAACGAGGTAATCATCTACCACATACTCCCTTCGGTCTAGTTGGCTTTTAGGTGTTAACAAATACTCGTTAATCATTCTCTCGTGAATAGCCATAAACATCATACGAATTGCATCAGCACCGTGCGAATGCTCGTTATGCAAGATTTTACCTGTGTTCGGATTCCATTGATAGTTGGTGAGGTGATCCAGTAGTACCTCAAGCGACATATTAATTTTGCAACTAGGAAGATGCCGTCTGACAATCTCAATATCATCCCGTACAGAATTGGTTTTTGGGATTGCCCTAGCTTCAAAGAAATACTGTGTGCGACAAAAGTCCAATATATTAGTACCCGTATTACCCATACGTTTTTTAGAGTCATGTGGCATGTAGTGTCCTGCGTATCGGTAGTTTTTACTGGCAACGATGTCGAGGTAGTGTTTGATGTCGTGTCCTGTGTTTTCATAGTAGTCTATTACCCTAGCCTGTCCGTCTTTTATTGTAGCAAACACAATCGCCGTTGGGTCATCCATACCCAAATCCCAAAATGTGTACACAGGCTCATCCCCCACGGAAAATTCGCACACACCTCCCGAAATATACAGCTTTGTCATCTCATATCCGTACACAGAGTTAGCTACATCTGCTACCGCTTCGTTCAAATACTCCTGCCGAGCCAACGAATACGAGATCATCTTAGAGTCCACACGGTCTTGGACGTTCATATATTTCATCCCCGTCAGGGGATCAATTTTATCTAACAGCTCTGGGTTTAAATTCATTTCATCACTAACCCAACAGTACCGCTTCGTCTGCTCTGGGGTCAGCCACTCGCAAAACCAGTCAGGGTTGTCCTTGTTTGCCTGATACATCTGGTGCAGTTGGTTTTTCTTGCCACGCATCGTGCCGTTCATAATGATAAACGAGTTACCCTCATCCAAGATTGGAGCCAAGAAACCTGTTACCTCCTCTTTATGCAACGAAAACTCACTCAAAGCGTACCCATAACCACCCTGACCTACAAAGTCTAAGTTATCTGTACCACCCATATTAACCGTAGAACCATTAATCAACGTCAACTTCAAATCGGTGTTGTTCTTATTTAACACAATCTCAGGCGGAAATATCAAATCAATCAAATGCCCGCTCTTTTTGCCGATAGTTACAATGTTGTTCCAGATAGCACGCTCTGCCCACTTGCGTGTAGGAAACAAATAGTAGTACGAACCAACCCTAGTCATCGCTTTTTTTGAAAGAATACTAGCAGTTGTAACATCTTTACCGTGCCTACGAGGGTGACTTATAAGTATATTTCTAGCACCATTGTCTAATGCCTTCCACGCCCCCAACTGATACTCTCTAGGTCTAAGCTGTGGTAATCTTATTCTATTTCCCATGTGGCTTCCGCAAAGTTCACTGGCTCAATAATAATATCTTGCGTCTCTTCTGTAACACCAAAAATCCTAGCCAACTCTTTACCTGCGGCGGCGTTTCCATTGTCAACTTGCCTCTTAAAAGACTCAGCCAAAAACTGCTTTACCGCCGTTTTGTCACTCCAATCAATCGAAGATGTATCCACAACCTCTTGGCTTTTGCGGCGAAACTCAGCTAACTCTTGGGCGTAAGCCCACAATTTTTTGTTATCATCAGTCTGAAGATCAGCGTATATAGTCTGAGCACTCATTTGCTCCAGTCAATCTCATCGTAGTTCTTACGGTACTTCTCTTTGTCGTACTTGTTAAACAAAAAGTTCTGACCATCACGCTGTCGTCTCGACTTCCAAGCACGCTCATCTTGAGCCTCTGACGTATATTTATACGGTACATTACCCTTTGGCATCTAATTCCTCCACATAACACATCATACACACATTCTCTTCAACAAAACCCTCTTCGTCTACTACCTCAAAGATAGGGTTCTCCTCAGAGTCAACACACATACATTTATCACATATTTTCAACTTCATACACTCCATCAAACTGCTGTCCACAATACGGACAATAGCTAGGGTCATTTAAACCATTAGGCATATCAGCCGCATAAAAATAATTCTGACATGAAAAACATTCGTAATAAGCTAATTCCTCTAACATACTTGCATATAACCCCCTGCTCTTTTTAATGTCAACCCAAAAATTACAGAGTTTAGTGAGGGTCTACACTACTAGACTACCGTTGGCGTTGCGTCCCGATGGGTGGGTGCTAATGATCCCCTGCCCCGATTTTAACACAATTCTAACTTGACACACTATATATTGTGGTTTGCGTTGGTTGCCTATACTATATGTAGTATGTCGCGTTTTAAGCTGTTTTTTTGAGGCTAGATGGGTAATCATACCACTCGCAGTCAAAAATCGCTTATATTCGGCGTGTGTGCGTTTACTGGCAATTGTTAGGATTTGTTGAGGGTTCTGTTAGAATTTTGTTAGCACACATTTGTTAGATTGGCACACATACAGCACGCGTGTGTACGCATAATGCGAGGGCGATGATGATAAAGTATGAACAATTCTTTATTTTGTTTATGTACTATATATAGCTTATTACTCTTTTGTTAGGATTGTGTTAATCTGCTAACATAACTCTAACCATAATCTAACGTAATTCTAACATAAATCTCACAAAACTCTAACAATAGTATATTCTAATGGTATCGTAATAAGAAACGAAAAGCTCTTTGACAATTGCAAATGCCACGACAACGGGAAAGCCCTCACGCAATGTGATGTGCCATGATCCCCGCAAGTGCGATGCTTCACAGGTACTCGCAATGTGGCACGATCTCCTTCTTCTGTTGCCTTGAGCGGAGGTTAAACCGCTCCCTATTTGAGCAATGAAGCTCACAACAAAAAGGAAATAGTAATGAACATTAAACTGAATAAAGACGGTAAACCACGCAAGACATTCACACTCGCACTGCATACGGTTCAACAAGCTAAAAAAGAGGCTTGGGACAAGGTTGTATATTGGGGCGAGAGCGTCGACTATTGGTTGGATCAAGAAGACGAGCAAGAGCATCTCCAAATGTGTATGCGTTCGAAAGCTGAAGCATGGGAAAGGTGGTACGAAGCCGCCCGAATCCTCACCAAGTTGGAGGAACTAGACAATGCGTAATTACTGTCTCAAAGTATACTATCACAACAGCACGCGACCAGTGCGGTTGTTCTACCAGACTAAACAGGAAGCAAACACCATGCGTGACGAGTTGCGTACGGTGCGTGAGGTGCGTAAAGTAGCTCTCACATAGCGTAATGAGCGGGTCGCTCCCGCTCCCATTTTATGGCAATGACGCCAAATCAAACAGAAAGGAAATAAGATGCAACTAGCAGAAACAAATAATACCGAGAATGCTACACTGGAATCATCAACTCTAAACTGGAGCGTTGAGAAGCGTCCCATCTTTAGTCCAGATGAGCATGGACATATGGTGCAAGCCAAAGATCATGCAATGATGGTACGAGTCGATACCGATTCGCCATTGGGTGTAGTGGGTTCGAGATATGAACCAGTCCAAAATTCGTCTTTGTGGGACGCACTACGCGAAGCATTGTATGATGTAGATCATACGATCGTCAACGCGGGACATTTGGACGGTGGCAAAAAAGTATTCATCCAAGCTAAGGTAGAGGATGAGTCTTTTGCTATTGGTGGCGATAAGTTCAACGGTCTCGTTACCTTTTGGGCATCGCATGATGGTTCAATTAGTATTAAATTAGCTGACACGCTAGAGCGGATTTGGTGTAGCAATACATTCAACTCCTCTATGTATGGCAACCACAAGTTCAACTTAACTGCCAAGCATACGGCTAATGTACACTTCCGTCTCGATGGTATGATGCAAGCACTCGATGAAATCTTCGATCATCGCCGTGTACTATTCGCGGAGGTGAAGCGTCTCGCGGAGATGCCTTGCAATATCAGCACAGCACGCAAGTTCGCCGTTGGTACAATCAACAGCGAAAAAACACGCGGGCTTAATATTGCTGACGACATCGTGAACAAGTTTAGTCGTGGCATTCAAAATCACGGCGAGACTATGTACGATCTGTGGAACGGTTTCACAGAATACTACACTCACGGCTCGCGTCCCGCTATCACTGACAAAGCACGCAACAATCTTGCTAAATCTAGTGAGCTTGGTGCGGGTGCACGCATGAAAGTGAATGTGTTCCGCAATCTTATCGACCCGAATCGGACTGCCGAGGTGGTTCGTAAAGGTGAGCGTATTCTCGCTAACGCATAATCCAACAAACCTTGCGGTGTATAGGTAAACCGCCCATTTTTAAATAACAGAAAGGGAAAACTATGAAGGTGAAATTCACAATAGGTAACAAAAAACTACCTAAGACTACATATATTCTCAATGTTGGGACAGCTTTGGATTGTCCCAGTGAAAAGTTGGGATTGTGTGATGTTGCAAAAGAATGTTACGCAAAAAAAGCGGAGCGTATCTACCCACAAGTAGAACCGTTTCGACAGCATCAGCGGCGTGTGTTCGATGATGTTGATGCGGAACAGATTGCACAGGTATTATTAGATGCAAGTGAAAGATCACGCACAAAAAAGATGCGGAGTTTCCGTTTCAGTGAGGCGGGTGATTTCGCTACACAAGCTGACGTTGATAAGATGGCTGACGTTTGTGAGGTGCTATCCAATCATGGTATCAAATGCTACGGATACACATGCCGCACCGATCTAGACTTGAGCGGGTTGATGATGCACGCACAAGTAAACTTGTCTAACGATTATGAGCGTAGTGACGAGTATCTAAAGAGAGGTGCAAATAGATTCAAGGTGGTGGATGAGTTTTCTGATGATCCAAAAGCTGTTCCATGCCGAGCTGATTGCAATGTGTGTAGCTTTTGTGCTACCATGAGCGGTAAATTAATAGAAGTAATAAAACATTAGGAGATAAATGAAAACAATAGAAGAGTTCTTTGAGGAGATAGAACATGACACCCCAAGAAGGGTTGTAATCAAAGGTACGCCACGTTATGTGGTAATAGCAAAAGCTGTTAACAATAAACCGTTGTATAAAACAAAAGATATACGATGGTCGCCTGATTTAAAGAAGGCACAAAAGTACAAAACCTTTGAAGGGGCACAGCGATTTGCTGTTTCTTATCAGCGTAAAGTTAAAGAGCTAAATGTAAACGATATATTTATATCAGTAAAGGGGTTGCATGAACTTTGATATATTCATAGCGATAATTATGGCAATGGAAACAGGGGGGC